GTAGGATACAGAGGCGAGATAGGTAGAGCAATCTTTAAAATATTTGATGCAACATTTGGATTGGAACTCAAAACTCCACCCAACTTGGCTAGTATGATTGATGATGACCTTGACAGAATAGTAATGCATATCTGTATACCGTACACCGATGAATTTATGGATACAGTAATAAACTACGCTAAAGAGTATAAACCAAGCATCATAATTGTACACACCACATGTGCAATCGGTACAACTAGATTACTTAACGATAACCTACCAAATGTATCAGTGGTTCATGCATCCGTAAACTGTAGACATCCAAACACAGAAACAGATATCAGAAAGTATGACATGTTCGTTGGTGCACTGAACGAAAGAGATGGTAACGAAGCGTGTGATTATATTGAACGATTTGGTATCATCACATACCTATGTGACACACCAGAATCATCAGAGTTCAACAAGATAGCAGGCACGGAATACTGTAAAACAATGGTAGAGTTCTTTGCTGATTTAAAAGAACTTACAGATAGTGATGACAAACTAAACTGGAAAGAGTGTATTGCATATTTTGAAAACCTAATGAGTAAATCTGATGGATGGAAACGAGTATACCGTAGAGGCGATAGGATAGATACACCTATAAGCGGTAAGCACTGTCTAAATTCAAACAGTAAACTATGGAATAAATATTTACTTAAGAGGTTTGTACCATGATACCGTTATCTAAACCGATAATATGGCAACCTGAAATTGATGCAGTTGCCAAAGTACTACGATCAGGTCAACTTGCATGTGGAAAAGTTGTAGAACAATTTGAAAAGCAGTTCGCTAAAAGCGTAGGTACAAAATATGCTGTAGCGACAAACTCAGGCACAGCAGCCTTGCATATTATGCTACTGGCACTTGGTATTGGACCAGGAGATGAAGTAATAACAACACCGTTCACGTTTGTTGCAACAGGTAATGCTATACTCATGTGTGGTGCTACACCTGTATTTTCAGATATAAATAAAATAAGCTATAATCTAAATCCACTTGAAATCACAAATAAGTTTACAAGTAAAACTAAGCTAGTACTACCTGTTCATTTATACGGTAGACCAGTACATATCAATATGCTGCAACGAATTTCGGAAGATAATAATGTTAAGTTAGCTTATGATGCATGTCAGGCTCAAGGTGCAACATACGCTGGTAAACCCATAGGTTCATTCGGTGAAGCAGAGTGCTTTTCATTCTACCCGACAAAGAATATGACAACAGGTGAAGGTGGAATGGTTAGTACGAATAACAAAGACCTATATGAACATATGATGTCATTACGTAATCATTGCAGAACAACACTCGGATTTTCAGGATTAGGATATAATTATCGTATGACAGATATTGCAGCAGCGATTGGAATAGAGCAACTTAAAAGATTACCAGATTATATACAAAGTAGAAGAGCAAATGCAGACTACTATAATTATCAGTTCAATATGCCAGGACATGCTTATCATCAGTATACAATCTGTCCACAAAACCGCAATAGGCTCATAAAGAAATTGCGTAATGCTGGAATTGATTCAGGAGTTTATTATCCTAATCTTCTCACAGATTATCCTCAGTTCCATCAATATTCAAACTGTCCTAATGCAGAGTATGTAAAGAACCACGTACTATCAATTCCAGTAAGACCAGATTTAACAGTATATGAACTCAAAAAAATAAAGAAGGTATTAGATAATGCGATGTAAAAAATGTGTTTTAACAGACGATATAGAGGATGTCACACTAGATGAAGATGGTGTGTGTAGCTTCTGTAGGATATATGAAAAACTATGCAAACAGTACCCTGGTGGTGTTGATGGTTTTGAAGAACTTCGCAAGATGGCTGAAAAAATAAGATACAAACAACGAAAGAGCAAGTATGATGTTGTTATAGGTTACAGTGGTGGATGTGATTCATCGTATCTTATATATATAGCATACACACTAGGTCTAAGGATACTAGCAGTACACTATGACAATGGATGGAACGGTAAGATAGCAGAAAAGAATATGAAAAATCTAAAGAAGTTCATACCATTTGATGCGGTACGATGGAAGTTTAAAAAGGAACTTGTAGATGACATCAACAGAGCATTTTTACTATCTGGTTCTAGGGACTGTGATATATCATACGATATGGCTGCAACAGCAGCAGTATATGAGATCGCCAATAAGTTTAACGTAAAGTACATACTAAATGGTCACAACTTTAGAACCGAAGGTATATGTCCCCTATCATGGTGCTACATGGATGCACGGTACATTAAAGATGTACATAAAAAACATGGATGGATACCAAATGCAACAAAACATATGCCTAATCTATGGCTGCGAAAGTGGCTCTACTGGATTGTAATAAAAAGAATCAAGCAGATTAGACCACTCTATTATATTGATATCAAAAAAGAAAACATGATAAAATTACTTAGCGATCAATGCGATTTTAAGTGGTACGGTGGACATCACATGGACAATGATTATACAGCCTTTCTTTCTAATATAATGTTTCCACATAAGTTTCGTACTGACCGAAGAATCATCGAGTATGCTGCATTTGTACGTTCAGGCAACATGACAAGAGAAGATGCACTAAAAAAACTAAAAGAGGATGTACCAATCAATCGTAAATTAGTAGATAGAGTTGAAAATGAGTTACGAGTAAATGTTAGTACATTAGTATCAGATCGTGAAACAACACACCATGACTTCAAGACATACCATAGAACATTCAAAACATTCAAGTGGTTCTTTTGGATACTCAGTGCTTTCAAGCTAGTGCCCTGGACTTTTTACAAAAAATACTGTAAGTGAAAAAATGATTGAATTAGTAGAAGTAATTGATAAAGAACAAAAAAGAATTTATCGTGAAACTATTAATGAATACCATAAATATAAAAATTGGAAGGATTACCCAGGTAGACGTATAGGATGGATAGTATACGAAGATGATATCATTGTTGGTGTGTTGGGTATTGCAAGTTCACCCATGAACTTAGGTCAACGTGATAAATACATAGGATGGTCAAGACCTGCAAAAATGTTACACTTGAATAATATTGCAAATAATTATCGTTTCTGTATGATTAAGACAGGTATGGGTAGTCGAGTATTGAGTAAACTAAATCATATTGCAAAAGAAAGATGGCTTAACAAATATGGTGATAAACTATTAATGCTTGATACAATGGTAAAACCACCATTTGACGGAAAAGTATATACTGCAAGCGGATGGATATTTGTTGGTATGACTAAAGGCACATCAATAACAAGACCACCAAGTAAATCACTATTGCTGAAAGAGATAGATGGTCGTGCTGGTAAAAATCATAAAGAACGTGCAGAAAAACTATTAAAAGACGGATGGAAAAAAGCAAGTAAAGATGTAAACTATTGGAATTTCGGAGTAACAAAAGTAGAACCAAAAAAAATATTTATTAAACCACTACATAGATATTGGCAAAAGGCACTAATAAAAGAATAGTATACTTTTTACAAAAAATACTGTAAATAGAACAATCACTCAGGATTAACAGAAACGCACCTTAGAGACACATCAGGCATAACCGAACAGTTATCACCTGGGAGATAGGCATGTGCTTCTTTGGTGCATCTCTGTGGTCTAATTTTTCATTTCATCATTTTTATTATTCTTTTGTATAGATCGACAACCAAACACACCGATAATCCACCACAAATCCCCATTATGACGATTACGATATGTGGAATCATTTTTCAAGTCCCTCATTTGTGTATTTTCGTATAATTAGATTTATAACACTTAATGCTATAGCCTGTAATTCAATAGATACAATGAATCCATACTCAAGTTGAAGTGCAAGTGCAACTAAAGCTATGAGATTCACCCAAAATGTTTTAGATTTCCAAAATTTTTTCATTTTTTTCTACCTCTTGTTTATCATATATTATCAAAATATAACTATCTTAATAAGCAATCCACAGAATAGAGTAATCAGAACTTTTGTTGTTACTTCCAGCTTGCCGATTCTGCCATTCTGTCTAATCATTGAATTGACCAGCCATAGATTGAAGTCCTTATTTGGAATACGAAGAGAGGAGTTTCCATTCCTCTCCTTGAACTCTTTGGCAAGAACTTTTATTTCTTTAATTGCATCATCAATACTAATTTTTCTTTTTGACATTGAGTATCTCCTTCGCTTTTTCTTTTTGTCGTTTCTTCAGTTCAGCGTTGAGTGCTTCTTGGATTCTAACTCTAAGCATTCCAAGTACCAATCCGCTTTGAATTGAGCACGTTGCCTTTTCGTATAGTTCTTCATCAAGAGCCTTTATTTCTTCTGGTTTTATATCAACCATTGTCATTTTTCTATCTCCTTATGTTTTCTTTTTAAACGCTTTTGTTGTTACACCATCAAAAAATCTTATGGCACTTGCATCACCATCAGCGATAGCAACCAACTTTACACCTATTGTTCCACCTGGTGTTTCTATTTTAACTGGTGATGTATCATCCTTTACAAGTTCTATATCCGCAGTACCATCCCATACTTTAATACCAGCACTGACATCTCCTGATATTTCATATAAATCAAGATTTTCCACAAAGCCAGTAGCGGTATATGGGGTTTCACTTGAATCCGTAGAACTTATCGCATAAATATACCGATAGTTTTCATTCTTGCATGTTATAGTGAGAGTGGCAACTAAAGCGGTTCGTGCTGAATCGGTATATATTTTAAGCGTAACTGTTGTTCCCGACCTGGACATTCTTATATAGTATGGAGTTGCAAGAGAAGCACCATCCCAACTATCATTTGTTCTTACGCCAGCAATCGCAGCAAATAGCGCAAAACGAGTTTTGCTTACACTATCTCTCCAATCCATATGCACATAAAAGCAATCATCAGTATCATGTGACATGTTGTCTACAACATTGGATTGTCCCAACATAACTAATCTACCTAGTGAACCTGCTGGATTTGATGTAAACTGAACTTTCATATCGTGCTTAGTAAAATCTCCAAAGTGATTCACACCGAAATCCTTGTATATATAGCTATGCTCATCTATATCAACAGCAGTACCGTCTATCTTATTTGCTGCAACAGAGAACCAATTTGTCGCTTCTTCAAATTCAACATATGTTGTAAAATCTTCGTATGCCATTAGACCTATTCCTCTGTTTCTTTTATATCACTAAGACTTGCAGCTATTTGCTTATCTTCTTGTATTGATGTCCGAACTTCGCATATCTTATCGCATAGTAAATCACTACAACGAGCATGCCAGCCATCTTGGTACTTTCTGAACTCTTTTTCTGATATTTTACCATCACGAAAATCTTTACCTTTTTGATTATGTTGTTCAGTTAGCATACCTAACATACGATAAAGATACGTAATACGTTCTTTCTTGTTGGATGGTAATTTTCCACTTATAAAAACTGCTTTCGTCATATTTATTACCTCATATATATTTGTTTTAATATCATTACACCAGGTCACTGCGAAACCAAATTTGTCCAGTACATGGACTACCTGGGTCATCTGTTCTATTTTCTAGTACAAAGTTATCTGCATCTGCACAGTGAAAATCGTTACGATGATCGCCAGCAGCACTACCTATTTCAAATAGTGTTTCATCTGAACATGTAGAAACCTCAAATGTGGTGGTTGCTTTAACCTTACATGTCATGCCTGCATTACCTAATAGTTCGATCATAGAGCAATCATCATTAAGATTTGCGTATATAAGTAAATCATTAGCTCCTGCTGCACTACCCGATAATATTGACCGTGTACCTGAACGGTCAAATCGAAAGAACTCAGCACCACCTTCAATAAACGATATTTCTGTATCATTAGCAACATATAGGGCTATAGCACTATTCCCGTTTAGTTCAATCTTTGGAAGTGCGTCACTACTATTTGCATACAGAGTTAAATCACTATTACCAATAGCACTTCCATATAATTGTGAGTTAGTGCCACTGTGGTCAAACTTAAAGAACTGTGCACCACCTTCTTTAAATAGTATCTCTTCATCATCTGCAACATCAATATCTACTCCCTCATCACCGAATAGTGAGATAAATGGATATGTATCAGTACTGTTTGCGTATATAATCATATCATCGCCACTATCAGCACCACCATACATTTGTGATACTACACCTGCTTGTGAAAACTTAAAAGCTTGTCCTGTATCTACGCAATCATTTTCAGTGCCATATATAGTAAAATCTACAACTGCACTGTGTTTGATATAAGCAACCATCAAATCCCACTCACCATCATCAAGACAGTCATCTGCATTTGGCGATTGACACCACTTTATATTTGCCATTCTATTCCACCTTTTCTAATGTTAAATCATACTTATAATAATCTGGACTTCTCATACTATGTGTGGAGAAATTTCTTATAATATACACACCATCAGCACATTGACCGTAGCATGATATTGTAACTTTATCGTGATTTTCAATCCACTCGTGTATTGTTTCAAACACACTTTGTGCACTTATTGTTTCTTCTGCTATACCTTCTTCAAAACACAATGGAAAACATATTGGAAAGCATAGTATAGCACCACCAGTACCGCATATCGGCATCATAGTACCACTAAATCTATATGGCTGGCTGTTCAGACCAGAATCTCTAGTTCTAACAGTTACTTCCCATAGGTTAAATATATCTATATTTTTTGATAGACCACCATCTATCGTGCTTGGAAAGTACATCTGTACTGATTCATTCCAGGTAACACGCATTTCAACCTTGCATGTTACTAAACAACAAAGATGTTCGCACCCATCAGCACACGTATAACGTGGAAAGTGATTGACATTTAAACTACTAATATCATCCCAAGTCCAATTAGCAGGTGCATTGGTATCATCTGTAATATCTAACCAATCTGACCACTGAGGATAAGACACAGAAAACCAATCTTCAAGTATGTACTCTGTTAAATATGCATGCTCATCGCCAATGCCAGCAGTGAACACAGGCTCTAATATACCGTGCACAGTAACATCACAACCACTAGCAAAAACAAGTGTTACATCCGTACACTCAGGTGTACCTAAGATTTCTTCAAGTTGAATATTTACTGAAACAGCCCTAAGTTCAACTTTTGTTATTACATCCGTTGAATCAGTAATACACGAATTTGCATTTAAAACAATCACCGAATTTGGTGGTTTCCAATAATCCGTAGCAGGGGGCAATGCTGTATCGAAAATTCCACATGTGCTTGTATTAACATCCACAATGCTATCTGGACACTTCCAATCTTCAAATGTGTTATATGAATCAAAATGGCATACCATTGTTCGTTCAACAGTAAAGGTACAAAGTTCGCAGTTTCCACAATCACTCATATTTTTCTAACTCCAATATCCATTCAATATGTTCAGGACACTCAGTTATAATCTTCCATCCGAAGCTTAATATTCTCCAATCGCCATCCCAATTTATATTGTTTAAACCATTAATGGTAATTGGTAGATTATCCAATCCTAAATTTCGTACACATATAATTCTATCACATGCACCGCTATACCACTCTCTACCAGTAAGAACCAATCCCCATTTACTACGTGATAATCCAAACACTATACGTTCACCGTTCCATAGATTCAACATTTTAACATTCTGTGAATGGTCATCAGATACTTCCTCTGGTGCTGTTAAAGTACAGTGTGTTGAATAGTTAACCTTTGCATAGACCTGTGTTGTTCTGATTTCTGGACTTACATCTTCATTGTAGTATACTTCAACATACACCTGAGTACAGTAATTATAGCTATCTGGTGCTTCGGGTTCATTCAAAAGAACACCTATTTGTAAGTCATCAATATTGTCCCATGTCCACTCAGCATCCGTATCAGGATTCAATAGATACTCAGTTGAAATTAACACCCAGATAGTTTTTGCTTGATGCGGATTATCACCATAGTAGGTGTTTCCACCTATCTTTATCACCGTTTCTGCTTCTCCACTTTTCGTATCATTTGTATAAACCCAAGCATAAACCACAATCCTTGTTATTGGTTCAGTTTCCGTAGTATGGTTTGGTAAGTTATATAAATCATATAATGTCCCCTCATCATCAGTATACGCCCTAACAGTCGTTGTGAGATCATCTTTAACTGCTTCGTCTACATTTAAGTAATTTGCTACAGCAGGTGATGGGTTGAGTTGGGTTACATCACCAGCAGCATTCGGTCTAAAAGTAACAGGAACAGCATTTTCTACAGCGACAATGGGACTCGTACACTCTTCACCAACTTGTAGATTATCAACATCAGCCCATGTCCATGATGTTGATGTTCTAGGGTTTTCTGTCCAAGTATTATCGTATGTTGCATAATCTGTTGTTAGTTCTTTGTCGCTGGATTTATAAATATCCACACAATCGTTATCTGTCAATATTATTTTAAAGATACCATCTTCATGTTGAGCATGTTCATGTGATTTTGCTCTAGCATAAACTTGAACGTAGTTGATTGTATTGTCAACATCATCCTCAGTTGTATGATCTGGAAGTTCATATAAATCATACTGTAAATCTGTTATGGTACTATGAACATAGGTTACATCTTCATCAGGCGTTGCCACAGGGTCATCTACACACTCCCAATTATTAGCTTCACCTACTGGTGTGAAGTCTATATTGCAACCATCAGCATTGGGAATAAAATTAGTATATAATCTGGATATTGTCTGCTTGAGAGTAATATAGTTTACCATGATTATAACCTAAATGGAATTTTTATCCAAACATCATGCCATTCTTTGTCATTAGCATGCATTACTACACCATAATCATTATTAAATCTAACCTGTATGACAACAAATATTCTGTCCTCTGTTATCAGTTCGTATACATCATCCCATGCTTCGATTTTATAGTTGTATGTTACCTCATCACCAACATTATTAACACCATCCCATGTGAGATTATCATTAACAGCTATCCAATCTGATGTAACAAGAAGCGATATACCACCATCATCGCCATTGGCTTTGTATATGGTAACTCGATAGTCACTAACTGTTGAATTACCACCATTACATGCACAAGTAATTTCACCCTCAACAACACCCTCAATATAATATTGTTTTTTGATGTGATGAGGAAATAAAAATTCAAGCGTGACAGTACCAGAATAATTAATACCACTACCAGCCTGTGTATATTCAGTAGTCAAACATGCATCGCTAATATACTCGGTAAGGAGTTGTTCGGTATGATCTGTGAATGGACCGAATGTTATTTTCCAATCTGGATATTTTATGCCATAAAACTTAATAAAGTCTCGTTGATCTTCCAATCCCATTTTAGAAATCCCTTTCCGTCTTATTTATTGCAAATATAATTATTCTATCTGGTGCAAAGTTGACATCAATGCCTGCGATAATGTCACCAACACGCAATGTAAAAAGTCTATCATCTGTTAGAGTATAAGATATAACAGTATATTTCATTAGAATCCCCTCTCTTGTTTTTGTTTAATTAATACCCAAGTGTTACCAACTGAATCAACACCGACTACGATGTCATTTTCAGTTATGTCTATTACATCTGTACTGGTATAAGCTTTCATCTTATACGTTGCGGTTGTATTTATTGTTTGTCTCATTTTAACCAATCCTCAACTTGTAGTTTGTCTTACCTTTTCTCATTAGATTATTACTCTCAGCTTGTGATAGTTTCGCTGCAAGTTGTTCAACATCCATATCATTGTTTATAGTAGCGTGTATGGTATTATAAATTGTGATATTATCACCACCACCTTCCCCTGCTGGCGTAATGCGTTCCCCTTTATGCACCATAGCTAAACCTGTCTCTGGAACACGATCAATACCTTTCTCATACGCAGGGAAAAGTCTATTAAATATAGGACTGCGTTCTCTCAAAGCATCTTGTATTATGGGTGGTACTTTTTCAAGTACTTTTGATGAAACTTCAGGTGGTAATCCAGTTGTTTTAGGTGTCGTTTTGGGTGGTGCTAGTTTATATCCGTACATTCTTTCAAATTCTTTAATGACATCTGCGGACATTGCTCTATATAGTTCAGCTATAAACTTAGTATGTAATCCAGTCACTCTTTCATACTCTGCTTGCTGTTCGGCTAATGTAATATAACTATTATCTAACAAGGTTTCTTTCTCAATAATTGTAGTACGTAGATCATTGATATCTTGTTGTCGTGTATCTTTCATATTAACCAGTTGTTGTTCCAATGCTTCGAGTTCTTTATTTAGTATTGTTTTTGAATCGTTTGCAGCATTATCTTCGGCATCTATCCTGATACCAAGCTGCTCTATTCTTATTTTTGTATTATCAATTTGATATTTCTTGACTATTTTCTCTTCACTTCTTGTCATACCACGTCTACGCATCATGCCTTTTAATTGTATCTTCATTATTTCGAGATTGTTCTTTTTCATAGCAATAGATAAGTCATCATATGCTTCTTTTTGTTTTTTAACCATCTCAATATGATTTTTCATTTCTTGAGATAATCCTGAAAGGTCGCCCTCTTCTCCTTTTATACCAGAACGTAGTGACTTTATTCTATCTTCAAGAGCCTTTACATCCTCTTTGAACTTTAACTGCACCCCAAGAGTTCCATCGTACTCATTACCGATTTCACCTATCTCTTCTTTAAGATTGTTCTGTTCAATAGTTAATTGTGATATAGTATACTGAATCGAAGATGCATTGCTAGAAAATGTATCTAGTGCACCAGTTAAATCATCCCATGCACGCTGCGAATCAAATAGATCAAGATTTAATATTTTTAATTGTTTATCAAAATCTTCTGTTGCAGCATATACAGCACCTATCGAATGACCAAATCCCATCATCATTCTGATAGTATTAGTTGCTTGCACACCTACTTCAGCAATTTCTTTTTCGATCTCCATTCGACTAACTATCTGTTCCACATCAACCAGAGAACTCACCACGTTGCTTACATCGGCATCATCCCCGATCAATGTTTCAAACAATGATTTTTTTTGTTTAGTGCCAAGCATACCAGTAAATGACTGTATTGCACTTCGTTTCACTAAATCCAAATTGCTAACTATTTCTTCTGTCGTTGTTCGCACACCTTCAGCAAATCCACCTATCATAGTCATTAATATTTTACCTGGATGCCAAGGTGTTTCAACCATATCCCCCATAGATGAGATCATTTCGCCTATTCCACCGATAAGTGCCTGTTTTGTTGCTTCCATATTTATTTGAACTTCTGTTAATGATTGACCCACACTTCTTGATATTGCTTCAAAGTTTTGTTCCAGTACATCAGCCATAAAAGATGTAGTATTCATCATTTTTCCCATAGCTTCTTCTGTTCTACCGAATGAGGTTGTCAATAGGTCTATATCTTCTGTTAAACCCATTACACCCTCTTCACCAGCCATTGCAGCAAAGACACGAAACGATCTCATGTTTGGTATAAGTTCACTTATGATGTGACTACCATATTGTTGTGATGCATTGTGTAGTTGTTGTATCATACCAGTTAATCCTTGTACTCTAACTGCTAGTGGACCTATCTCTATATTGTACTTCTTTGCTGCTTTAAGTACTCCTTCTGTTGGACTAATTAATCCTTGTATACCTAGAGCAAGACCTCTCGATACCATATCTAAGTGCAAACCCATTCTTGTCGCAGTTGAAAAAACACCAGCGATTTCTTTAAACTCAATACCTGCGTTAGCAGCGATAGGTGTAACGTATCCAAGGGCAGAGCCTAAATCTTCATACTTAAGCTTACCACGAACAACTGTTTGAAAAAATAAATCTGATAGTGTTGCAGCTTGAGATACTGTCATACCATACGCATTAAGTACGGAGGTAAAGATATCTACAGATTGTGCAACGGTTGATAGACCTGCTACAGATGCTCGTGTTGCAGTATTTAATAATCTTAGTGAATCTTCAGCATCAAATGCAGCAGATAAAATCTGATACATACCATGTGCCATATCGGTTGCAGCCCTACCGAATTGAATTGATAAAACTTCCAAACCTGCTGATATGCCTGGTAGTCTACTCATACTAACAGTAGTGAGAATTGTAGAAACTTCTGCTACTGCTTTTTCATACTCACGAAACTTTGTAATGGATTCTTTTATAAACTCTATGACTTTTTGTTGTGCACCCATTACTTGATTAAGGATTAAGTTATATCCAACGAAACGTAATGCAAGTCCTTTCATGCTTGAAGAACTACGAATTAGACTATTATTAAACTTATCTTGTTTATATGATAATCTGTCTAACCCCTGCTCACGATAGTTGTAAGATATATTAAAATTAGTGTTATCAGCCATGCTTTATGCCTTCTTCCTCACGTTGTTTAATTCGTGCTTCCTTCATAACCATCTGTGCTTTCGATATTTTTTTAGTTTTTGTTTTACCAGATTTTGATGGTTGTTGTTCTGAACGTGACCGATTAATACCATCAATTAGCTCTAAAAATGTCCAATAGTTCATACCATCAAGGTATTCAATAGTATGACCGTTAATAAAAAATTCACCTTGCCATGACGTTATCACAGCAAGTTGTTCACTTGGGAATTGTCTTACTTTTTTGAACTCTTTTGGGTCTTTTGACCCTTCCGAAAATCCTTTTTGGATATTATTCCACTCTTACCCTGATAGTATACTGCTGCAAAAATAGCAATTAAATCATCAGGATGTAGTGTATCCAAATCATCTTCAGTAACATTCGGGTCTACTTCGTTAAGTCCACGTAAGATAAGAATATGTCTATACTTTTCATCCAGTTTTTTCTCATCTTTTATTTTATCTTCCAGTTCTTTAACTTCACGAAGAACATCTTTATGCTTTGCCACAGTCCAGTTGGACAGTGTAAAATCTTTTCCTTTATTCACAAACGGTAGTGAATATACTGTTTTTTCTTTTTTCATTTTTTCTATCTCCTTTATATATAATCTGTTTCATATTGTTTGTAAAAGTGAACAATTTAAAATGAAACGTATTTAAACTAAAAATTAAAGAAAAGAGAGAGTTACTCTCTTTAAGCACCAGGTGTTGCATATACAAATCCAGCAGCACAATCCGTTGGATGTGCAGTCCAAGGTGCAGATTCCATCATGTCATCACCTGAAACATTTACGTCTATCTCAGATGTTTTCCACTTGCAATCCATGAATTTAAGTCGTGGACAACCAACACCACCAAGGTCTACAACTAAATCGAACTCATTCTGATTGACCACCTGACCCCAATGAGTTCCACCACCTTCATCAAGTGATATATCACAAGTACCAGTAACACTTAGTGCACCCTCGATTGCATACTGCTTGGTAAGTGAATCGTGGTCCCACTTATCTTTCAACCCATGATCTATTGTTACATCAAAGCTGTCAAGTATATGTGCAACGTCACCAGCAGCAGTTTGTATTGAACCACCGACATTAAATCCTAGATAAGCACCAGTTAAGTCATCGGGTGCAGTACCAACACCATCAGCATCAGCACCATCAGTAGGAAACGCTGCGTCACCATCAGTTAAAACCGTCTTTGCAGAAAAATCCACAGTAACAGTATAGTACTGATTAAATGCAGCATTTATTCTAACTGTCTTTGGTTTACAACCACATATAAAATAACAAGTTTTATCACCAGCAGCAGCGACACAAGTATTGGTCACTAAACTAAAAGCCAGTGGTTGTAGTTTACAGTTTGTATCTCTATCGCAGATGTACTCTAAAAATGCGAGACTATCACACTGCGGATGAAATTCGAGATGGAACGTGTAATCATTCGCAAGTTCATGTAAATCACATGCACATGCGGAATCAATACCACGTATTTCTTCATGTTTATCGGCAATACCAGGTCTAGCATCTAATATCTGTCTCTTATACACATCTCCGAGCCCACGAGACCGTACTAGATCTCGTA